CTGATCCGCCATATGGAATAGAAGTTGTCGGTGGAAGTAAATCTGTCGGTGGAAAAGGATTTGTGGATGCAAATCAATATAGACCAATAATTGGGGATAGTTCTACTGATACTGCGAAACAAAGTTATTTATTAATAAAAGATTTTGAGAGCATCGTTTTCTGGGGTGGTAATTATATGACAGATTTTCTACCGCCATCAAGAGGTTGGATTGTTTGGGATAAAAAAGAAAAAGATTGGAATGATAATTTTTCCGATTTTGAAATGGCATGGACAAATAAAGATATAAAATCAAATATATATAGGCAGATGTGGATGGGTTTAATTAGAAAAGGTGAAAAGGGAAAAAGAGTTCATCCTACACAAAAACCAATAGCTTTATCAGAATGGTGTTTTGAAAACTATGGTAAACCAAAAACTGTTTTAGATTTATTTCTTGGTTCTGGATCAACTTTAATAGCTTGTGAGAAAACTAATCGCAAATGTTATGGGATGGAACTTGATCCACATTATTGTGATGTAATAGTTAAAAGATGGGAAGAGTTCACAGGCAAGAAAGCAGAAAGGGTTGAGCGTGTCGAAGGCTGATAAACAATCAAAATTCAACCGAATTGACAACTTAAAAGGTAAAGGCTGGAAGAAAGGTCAATCTGGCAATCCTAAAGGTAGACCAAAGAAAGGCGAAGCATGGGCAGATGTAGCCAATGAACTACTGGATTCAAGTGCAATAGATATAACAATGACAACTGGAAGTGGTAAGATAAAGAGATTCAATTTAGAGGCTGATAGATCATTTCGCCATGCTGTAATTGTTGGCCAGATAAGTGCCGCCATGAAAGGCAATGTACAGGCCGCCAAAGAATTAGCAGATAGAACAGAGGGCAAGAGTAGGGAGCGTAGAGAGGTCAGTTATAAGACCGAGCCTATTAAAATTTTAAGTATTGATTGATTGGAACATAGATTCAAAACGAAGAGAGATTGTAAATCATCCAGCCAAGCGAAAGGTTTTGGTGGCTGGGAGAAGGTTTGGAAAATCTCATCTATCTTTGATTTGGTTGCTAACAAAAGAAATCAAATCTGGAGAAAGGCGATGGATTATTACACCAACCTACAGGCAAGGAAAGGCAACCACTTGGAAGTTAATGCGACAACTGTTTAGAGAATATGACTGTCAAATCAATGAATCAGAACTTACTATCAAACTACCAAATGAATCAGAGATTGCAATTAGAGGTGCAGAACAAGAAAACAACCTTCGAGGTGCTGGTCTAGATATGGTTGTTATGGAAGAATACAGCTACATCAAACCTCACGTATGGGATGAAATTATCTATCCTATGTTAACTACTACGGATGGTGAGGCATTCTTTATTGGTACACCAAATGGATATGATCACCTCTATGATGCTTATTTAAGAGGACAAGGTAAGGACAAAGACTGGATGAGTTGGCAGTATACAACAGTAGATGGTGGTTATGTACCACAGGAAGAGATAGAGAAAGCCAAGAGTATGATGGATGAGAGGGCGTTTAAAACAGAGTTCCTTGCATCCTTTGAAACAACAGGGAACAGAGCCGCCTACAATTTTGATCGCAATATTCATGTGAAGAAAGCCGAGCAACTATCAAACAATCTATTCTGGGGAATGGATTTCAATGTTGATTACATGAGTGCTGTACTAGGCTGTGAGTTCTCTGATGGTACGATTCATTACTTTGATGAGATAAGGCAAACCAATTCAAACACAGAAGAGATGGCAAAGGCTATGAAAGCTACTGCACCAAACATCCCTGTATATCCAGATAGTGCTGGATCAGCCAGATCAACTACATCAAATCGTTCAGATCACATGATCCTAAAAGATTATGGTTTTCATGTTATAGCCAAGAAAGCAAATCCTCCTGTGATTGATAGGTTGAATGCTTTAAATAGAATGCTGAAAGATGCAAAGGGTAGAGTTAGGATGACAGTTGATTCAAAGTGTGTTCACTTAATAAAAGATTTAGAACAAGTACAAAGAAGTAGAGATGGTAAGATAGATAAGAGCGATATAGCATTAACTCACATGATTGATGCTTGTAGTTATTACATCGCTTATAGACATCCTATTATTAGCAGAATCCCAACATCGGTGGAGTGGTAATGAAATATTATGACATGGTAACGATACCAGACTTGGGGAGCAAGGCAGTATTTGAGAGCATCAAGAATGCTGAAGATAATGTATTAAAAGAAGAATACAAGCGTAGGCAAATGGGATTAGACTTCTATTATAATCGTGATATTGAAGATTATGTAAAAGACTACTTCCCCGGTACATCATTGAGCCAGATACCACCATTACCATTAGGTAAGATTGTATCAAGGTTTTCAAGAGCAAGGATGATGTTGTACAAGTCTCCAGCTAAAAGATTCGTAGGTGGTGAACTAGCAGAGGAATATCTATCCTATACTCATCATATTAATTCATCATCTCGTATCGCAAGTGAATTGGCTTGGTTATTAGGTACGATCCATATCAAATCAGTATGGAACGAAAGAAAGCAAAAGATTGAATACCACATCCTCCCTAATGTACGAGAGTATTATTACGAAGGTGAGATGGAGCCTTATGGGTACTCGTATGAGCGTGGTAAGAATGCCAAAGGTGATAGGGAGTTTGTATTCTGGAGTGAGGCTAGGGATGGCGAACCGGGAATGCACTTCTTATACGACATTAATGGTCGCATATATCCGATACAAGGTAATCCAGAGATGTTGAACCCATATCAACTTAACCCTATCTCTCGTATTATGTTTCCTTATGATGCAATGGATGTTACTATGGCGGCTCTTCATTCTTCTATCGCATTTACAGAAGTGATGTTGGCTACTAGGTATCAAATGGGATCACCAGTAATTACCGGGATTGATCAAGAGGTACCGAACCTCAAGTGGGGAGTGGATAGATTAATATCATTACCGGAGGGCAGTTCCATGTCATTCGTAGCACCTCCATCAAACATCAATCAGATGATTTCTGGTATAAAAGAACTATTGAATGTTACTGGTCAAAATCACGCTCTATCAATACGATGGGGTGAGCAAGGTCAAATACCAAGTGGACAAGCATTAAAGATTCTAAACATGGAGAACCTAGAATCAAGAGAATCAGACATCCCTATGTTCCAAGACTTTGAAGAAGAACGATATATGATTGATCGCAGATTGATTGAGGTTCATACAGGAAAGGTGTTAGATGAATCCTTTGCAGTTGATTTCTCGGAATCAGATTATCCAGAAGAATGGAACGTACAGAAGGATCGTTTGCAGTTTATGTTGGATAATGGCTTGATGGATAAGAAAGAATTATACAGAGAGTTCAACCCAGATATAACTGATGAAGAACTAGAACAAAGATTAGAAGAATTAGAACCGGAGGTAGAGGAGCCACAAGCACCTACATCTCCATTAGTATCGGCATTACAGCGTGGATAAAGATCAAATAGCACAGCAATTCGCACAGGCTTTGCAGAAAGCCCAAGCACAAATGGTAGAAGATATACTTGATCTCCAAAGATCACTAACAAAGGATGAGTTTATCTCTCTCATTTCCACGCTTGATGTTGATGATTATATCTTTAATCAGATTGGTATGCAGAATGATCTCAATCAATACATCGCATCGTATGAAGGTGTACTGCTTGGAATGGAGCCAACCGGGCAAGTAACAGAAGAAACACTACAAGCATTGGTACGATTAGATGAGGCAACATTTAGAAAGCAGATTAGTACGATGGGTGAGCAAATCATTGATGAGGCTGTGAAAGGTATTATAGGTAGTAAGACCGAGAGAGAGATAGCACAAAGTATGCTAGGGAGCGTATTAAGACCAGATCAAGCTGAAACATTAGCCAATACAGCATTGAATACATTTGAACGTAACGTAACTGCACAAATGACAGCCTTTGATCCAGAAGATGCTACCTATGTTTATCAAGGCCCGATAGATGAAAAGACCAGAGATATATGCTTAAAGATGATGGCGAGTGGAAGTATGACAAGAGATGAGATTGATTCACAGTATCCCGGTGCATTTGTAGATGGTGGCGGATACAATTGTCGTCATCGTTTTGCAAGAGAAACATCAGTATCAAGAAAATTAACTGATCCACAACAAGCAGAGAAGTTTATAGAAAACAAAGGTGGATTTAAAAGAGAACCATTAACACCTCAACAACAGTTAGATGGCTAAAGAACTACAAGATATACCAACCTTTACCAAACAATTCTGGAAGTTTGTTGGCGATGAGTCAGCAGACCGAATACGAGTGCATATTACGAAAGGTGGTAAAGATGTCGAAGGAAGAAAGTTCCAGCCATATTCGACAAGTTACAAGGCAAGAAAAGCATCTGGTAAGTTCAAGAGGCAATCATCTACATCGACAAAGGTTGATTTACAACTAACTGGTGATATGATGAGGAATCTACAAACTAGAGGATTTACAAAAGATAAAGTGGTAATTGGTTGGTCAGGTGCAAATGCACAAAAGATTCAATGGAATGATGATATGGGTAGAACAGTAACCAGTAATGTAAGACCAGTACCCAAACACGTTGAAAAATTTATATTAAACGAGGTTGATAAGCATATCAATAAGAATGCTAGGGAGGCTACTAAAAAGCCAATCAACCTTAAAATCTT